CTGGATGAAAAAACATTTTAAAATATATACTATTTTATTTTAAAATATATAATACTATTATATATTTTAAATGTCATCAAATACAGATAATGATTCATCAGATTATGAACACGATCACATTCATGGACATAAACATAAACATAGACATCAAGGCTGCAAAGGTGATCAAGGGTGCAAAGGTGATCAAGGGTGCAAAGGTGATCAAGGCTGTAAAGGTGATCAAGGGTGCAAAGGTGATCAAGGCTGTAAAGGAGATCAAGGGTGCAAAGGTGATCAAGGCTGTAAAGGAGATCAAGGGTGCAAAGGTGATCAAGGCTGTAAAGGAGATCAAGGGTGCAAAGGAGATCAAGGTATTCAAGGCGATCAAGGAATTCAAGGTGAAAAAGGAGATCAAGGTGATGTAGGTCCTGTAGGTCCAGTAGGTCCAGTAGGTCCAGTAGGTCCAGTAGGACCAATTGGTCCAAAAGGTGATAATTGTTCAGAATGTGAATGTATAGAGTATATAATTGATTTTCAATCACCAGTTGGTATAACTGGTCCTAATACTGGTCCACAAGATGTAAAATTAATTTATAATATATCAAATATATTAAATATTATAATATATGGATTTGACATATCTGGTTCGACGGAAAATTTATTTATTAGGACAAATAAAATACCATTACATGAGAATGGAATAGGTGTATTAAATGATCCAGATAATGAAATTAATACCAATAAATATGTTCAAATTGATTTAGGAAATTATTTAAGTGTTAGAAAATTAAAGTGTTTGGATCCAAAAATAAAAATAGGTAGTATTCAAATGAATGAACAAGTAATAATATATGGATCTAATGTTTTGGGAGTATTAGGAACATTATTATATACTTATACAAATATAAGTGGTAATAATAATGATACCAATGCTTCACAAGAAATAATAATACCATCATATAATTCAACAAATTTCACAAATACAGGAGATATATATTTATATGGAACTATACCATTTAGATATATATCAATAATTGCAGGTGTAGATAATATAACATTAAATACATTGACATTATATTTGTGTTAAGATGTAGATTTATTATGACAGTTCGAAAAATATTATATTTAATATAAATTATAATTAGAAAATATTTCAGGCTTCTATAATTTTATTATATAATATTTTATGCTTTAAATATATATTCAAAAAAATGCCATATAAATTAGTAAAAATAAAATCATGTAATGGTAAAATTTCAGATTCAGATACAACTTACAAAATACATTCAATACTTTATCAAAATATTGATATAAATGATTTATTAACAAATATATCAGATATATATCATTCTGGAGATTTATTCTATGGTAAATATGAATTACCAATGATAGTTGATGAAATAAAAAAACCAGAAACAAAAGATAAATTTAAAACAATACCAAAAAAAACAATACCAGAAATAAAAATATTACAAAAAGTATTTTGCGTAATCTATTCTGAAACTAGCATAAGAAATAACAAAAGATATTTATATCCATTTTATTTTTTAGCAGATCTAATTGGAAAAATTCCAGATTATTATAAATCATTTTCATTATTAGACGAGGATGTGAATAAGGATAAGAATCTAATAATTGTTCCAAATTCAGAAGCACTATTTATTAATGATAATACAACTTTAACACAACCAATTAAAATAGATTATTGTACGACTTATAAATTTAATTGTTATTTTAAAGATAAAAGATTTATTGACGAGATTAAGACAAAAGATATTTCGGAAGAAACACATTTTGGCATCTCTAAATTATATAAATATTTTAATATATTTCAGCTTGAACTAGCTGATTTAAAATTGGCTAAAGATATTATAATAGATCATTTTACAGATAAATCTAAATTTGAAAATATTAATGAAGAAAATATATTTATAATGATTAAACATAATAACACTTATTTGAATCATGTATATTTAAGTGTTTATATAATCGATCCAAATGCAATTAATTATGTTAATTTTGATGAATTTAATGCAAATATTAAATTAGATTATTGGATACATATAATGGAAAATCCATCAGATCATGATAAACTATCATATATTATAGATACTGATGCAGAATTTGCAGAAAACAACATCAGTGGGCCTAAATATATATATAATGTAGGATCAAATGAATCAAAAAAAGATAAATTAGAAGAATTCGTAAGAAATCCTTTAATCAAAGAAAAATTCAAAAATAGATTATTTAAATTAGAAGATAAAGAAATATCCTCAATAAAAGTTTTAAATTGCAAATTTTTAAAAAATAAATATCATAATTATTGTGATAAACATTATTTATTAGAGATAACTACAACTGATGATTATATACAAAAATATAGATTATCATTTATGTCAAAATTATTAGGTAAATATATTGATGGAAGAGAAATTGATGATTCTGATAGTTTAATTGAATCAATTAAATCAATTGATCCAGATAAAAGAATTACTCATAAAATATCTGATACTATAAATCAACATTATTTTAAAATATCATCAGATATCGAAATATATTGTGAAAAATATATTGAAAATGTTGATTTTATAAAAAAAAGTGATGAAAACCCAATTGCAGAACCAATTGCTAACCCAATTGCTAAATCAATTGCTAACCCAATTACTAAATCTAATAATTTAGATATAACATTATTAGTAACATTAGGTTTTATCAGATATTATATAGATAACAGAGCAACAATACAATCAGATGATAATTATAGAAAAATAATTAAAATATTAAAACAGATTCCTTTGATATTTTCTAATATAGCATGTGTTTTGGAAGGTGAATTTTATAATACTGAAAATTTTATTTTATTTAGTCGTACTGGATTAGCAATATCAAATGATTTAAATAATGCTTATAAAAATAAAGAAAAAATTACTTGTAAATTAATTAAGGAAAATGGCTATTATATATTATGGAATGTACCTAGATTAATGGGAGATCGTATTAAAGCATCATTATCTAATTTTGTATCAGTAATTGAAGAAATTAAAAAAATACATGATATGGAAATTAGTGCAATGCAAATTGCAAAATTATCAAATATTGAATTAAATTTGTTGCTAAGAAATATCAGATCAAAAATAAATATAAATATGATAATTCAAACAATAATTGGAGAAATTTTTGACATTAAAACCATATATGATGATAAATTAAATCATCCATTAAATTATATTACACCAGATTTAAAATTAGAAATAGATCGTCTCGTATTTGAAAATAGCAATATAAAATTTACAGATGTTGTTATATCACATAAAATAGAAAAAGAATTTAAAATATTTCATATGCATTGTATAGCAGATTATTCCTCATATAGAGATAGATTTGCAAAATATTTAATGATTCCATCAAAAAAAAAATCATATATCACAATTAGAGATATTGATTTTAGAAATAAAGATACTAATTTTTTATAATTTTTATATTGGATATAATATTAACCATGTAGCAAACAAAAATTGCGCAAATATTTTCTTTATAATTCTTGACAACTTATTATGATCTATTATGGTCTATTTATTATCCTTAATTATTGTTATGAAATTGTGCAATTTTTCTCGCTACTCTGAATATTAGGTATTTATAATATTATAAATATCTAATACATTTATAATATTATAAAATGCATATTAAGACTAATAAAAATATTACATATAAAATAAATTTAAAAACAACTATAAATGATACTCGTTTTAAAGATCATCATCTGATTTTGTATAATGGAAAAAAATATCGCCTTTTATTAATTTTATTTATAAACTATTTAATATTAAGTGCAGGTGGTGCCAATTTAGAGTATAATTATAAAGATATCTTATTATATAAGAGACTTGATAGCAGATTCCCAATCTGTGCAATATATTTATATCAATATATGAAAAAATACTATTCGAAATTTGATGATGTTAAATTATTTATTATTACAAATCATTTGGTTTTTATTGAAGTAGCACTATATTATAAATTAAAAAAAATTGGAATATATCCCTACATGGATCTATATAACGACAAAAATAAATTAATATTCGAAAATAAATATGAAAATATTATTAATAGATTAGATGATCTTAATAAAATCTATGAAAATAATAATATAATTATTCATAAAATTAGTGATTCAGAAATTATTAGTTCTGACATAAATAGTTCAGACATAAATAGTTCAGACATAAATAGTTCTGACATAAATAGTTCAGATATAAATAGTTCAGATATAAATAGTTCAGATACAAATAGTTCAGACATAAATAAATATAATGTATCAATTGTTTATTTATTTAATAAAGATAAAATAAACGATGAGCCAATTTTAAATATTGAATATGATTTTTTTTATTCAATAATCAAAGGATTAGAATATTTAGAGATAGGTGGTGATTTAATAATTTCTTTACCTACAAATTTAACAGATATTTTAAAACAAATAATATTTTTGCTCTTGACTAAATTTCAAAGTATAAAATATAATAATAAAGATTATTTTTATTCTATTGGAATTACATCTAGTTTATTAATATTTAGAAATTATACATTATCTGATATTTCAGATTTAAAAAAAATTCTAAACAAATGGACAGAATCTAAATCTAAATCTGATTCTGAAACTTTAATTAGTTTAGTTGATATTGATTTTGATAAAGAATTTAATAAATTTTGTGAAATAATAGACAAAAAGATATATCGAAAGAAATTATTTAAAAAATTACTTAAATTATGTGAGAAAAAGAATATAGATATTAATAATATCCAAACAAAACAGATAAAGGAGATTGAAAATAAGAAATTTTTGAGAAGTTTACCATATAACATATATTTGGCGGAATCAGCTAATCTAAAAGTTAAAAATATATATAAGACGAGTATAAATGATTATCATAATAAGATTATCCAATATAATTTAAAAGATCCACAAACTATCTCATATAATTTAACTAATTACGGGATTAAAATTAATAATAAAGTTAATTTTCTTGGTCTAAAGGAAGAATTAAACTTAATTAAATTTTATATTGATACACGTAATAAGAAAAAATGGGGCGAAATCACTCTAAATATTAATATATCAAGATTTTTAACATCATATATCAAAAATAAACTTAAAATTAATGTGACTAGGGCATATATTAAATTATATGAGATTTTGTATAAATTTAATCTAGTAGATACAACAATAGATCTAAAAAGTTTACATATATGTGAAATGCCTGGTAATTTTATAGCAGCGACAAATCATTATTTTAGACAATATAATAAAACAAACGAATTTGAATGGTATGGTAATTCTTTGAATCCATATAATAAATCCAATAAAGAAAAATATGGTTCATTATTCGATGATGCATATGGATTTTTAGAAAGACATCCTGATAATTGGTTATGGGGTCCACCTGATACTGGTGATATTACTGATACTGTAGTTATTAAGTATTTTGAAAATAAATTTGAAAAATCTAAAGTTAATTTTTTTACCTCAGATTGTGGTTTAGCATGTAATGATCAAAATGAAATGTTAGATCAAGAAAAGAAAATGTCTTTATTATCAATATGTCAATTTTTCATATGTATATTGACTTTAAGAAATGGGTCAAATGCTGTATTTAAAATTTTTTTACCAGTGGCTGAGGAGAATAGTATATCATATATTAAATTTTTATCTGATTATTTCAAGGAATTAAATTTTGTTAAACAAGCATCTGGATCTGCTGGTTCTAGTGAAATTTATATAATTGCCAAAAATAAAATAAAAGATATAAATTCATTTGATAAAAAAATGATATACTACCATATATTAAATTATGATGGTTTAGGACTAGGATTAAATATAAATGTAGATGATGCATTTAAAGCAAAATTATATAATATAACAGAAAAATTAGTATATGATCAGATAGAATATTTGTATAGGAGTTTTTATTATTATGATAATGCAGAAAAATATTGGGAACATCAAAAGGACTTAAAGACAATAAAATACAAATATGCTGAAAAATGGATAGAAATGGTAAATTTCAAACAAATAGATACAAAATATGATTTATAAATTGGATCTTATTATAAAAAATTTGATCTTATTATAAAAAATTTGATCTTATTATAAAAAATTTGATCTTATTATAAAAAATTTAATCTCACTATAAAAAAATCCATACTTAAATTTCTTATTAAATAATATAGAATTTTATTTAATAAGAAATGTCAGAAAATAACATATATCCAGATTTAAAAATAAATGGGAGATTATTTCCTTTATGGATTTTAAAAAATTTTAAAAAATATAAACTAGATCCAATTATAAAAAAAGAAGGCGAAGATCCCTGTAATGTTTCTACCCCCTCCGGCATTAAAGAATTAAGAAAATATCAAAAATTTGTTGGATCTTATTTAGATTATAGATCACCATTCAAAGATATATTAGTATATCATGGTCTAGGGTCTGGTAAAACAGCAGCAGCAGTTAATATTTATAATATGTTATATAATTATAATCCTGGTTGGAATGTATTTGTCTTAATCAAGGCTTCGCTAAAGAATGATCCCTGGCTAAGGGATCTTAATGAATGGTTAAACTCCAAGGATAAAGATGAACGTATGGCTAACATTAAATTTATCCATTATGATTCTCCTAAAGCTGATAGAGATTTTATTGAAGCTGTAAATAGTGCTGATGTTCAAAAGAAAAATATTTATATTATTGAAGAAGCTCATAATTTTATAAAAAATGTTTACAATAATATTACATCAAAAACAGGTCGTCGTGCCTACACAATTTATGATTATATACAAAAAGAAAAAAAAGAGAATTCAAACTCTAGAGTTGTGTTGCTATCAGGTACTCCTGCTGTAAATACACCATTTGAATTGGCTTTAATATTTAATTTATTGAGACCAGATACATTCCCTATGTCAGAAACTCATTTTAATGAAATTTATATTAGTGAGGGCAAGATACCTAGTTTAAATTCTGAAAATAAAAATATGTTTCAAAGACGTATCATGGGTTTAGTGTCGTATTATTATGGTTCAACTACAGACTTATTTGCACAAAAGAATGTTATAGTAAAAAAGCTTCCAATGGATAAATATCATCAAGATGTATATGAACATTATGAATACATCGAAGAACAACTTGAAAAAAAATCTAGAGCAAAACAAGGTGGTTCTAAAGTTTATAGATCATATACCAGACAAGCATCTAATTTTGTTTTTCCCATTATTAATCAACAAATTTCTGGTGATAATAGACCTAGACCAGGTAAATTCAGAATTTCAGATGATGAAGCTGAGAAGATTCTAGAAGGTAAAGCTGATTATGTAATAAAGGCTAAATCACAAGGTGATTTAACAAAATTTAAAACAGATGTCCTACTTTATATAGAAACCATTAAGAATTTTGTAAATAGTTTTGAA